GCTAATAACCCAGCAACGTATGTGCTTAAATGTAAAAGGCGGTCGCCAAATTTCGGTCTGCCCCAGCAAAGAAATAAATCCTTTGAAACTAGGCTATTATCGTTTTTATATTTTGGAACCTTAGTGTAATGCGTGGCGCGGCTTGTAGGAATATCTGCAATAGCCATTCCTGCATTGAAAACGCTATTTATATTTTGCGTTTTAATTGCCAATATAGCTGCAACGCTTGGGTCTTCGCTAAATATGGGTGCAATTAGAACGGTTGGAATTATTCTGGAATTTGGGAACGCAATTTCAACTAATTCTAGGCCTGTTGTTTTTTCTGTGGAAATATCAAAGCCGCCTATTACATCGGCGGTCGTTACCATTTCGGGGGCTGCGCGGGTATAGCTTGTTGTTATATTCGCGCCCGGCGTTAGTAATGCGTTGGACAAAGAACTTCCGTCAATTACTGTAATAATTCCCAAATCCTTATTTAATCTGTAATCGGTTCCCTCTACAAAATTTGTAGAGCCGTTTGAGGTTAATACGAAATTTCCCATTATGTCGGAATTTGCCAAAATTGCTTGAATAATTCCCTCATTATTCACAAAATTGACACGCTCGCTAGATACATTCTTTTTATGTATTTCGGGGTCAAACAAATTCACGAAAAAAACAGGAGCCGATTTATGCAGCACAAAATGAATAAATGCGGTTTCACTAAGCCCCCATTTTTCAAAATCGTCTCTCGCGTGGTCTATACCCATATATCTAGCGGCTTCTTCGGGTGTGAAAAATAAAGCAACGCTTCCCGGTAAAACATCTTCTCTTTGCTCTGGAGTAAGTCTATGAATGGGGGCGCAGCCCCACGCCATTGTTACTGCACTCGGTACATTCGCGGGAGGAATTAGGGCGGTCGGAACTTGCGAGGTTCTTACACCGTGGAAAAATTGTGCCATAATTATTTACCTCTCTTTCTAGTTTTACGTTCAATATAACCCCTTGAAACTTTCATTTTTGTAGAGGATAAATCAGAATCCCTATTCATTAGTTCGGTCATTGCTTTTGGGGCATCGCCAATAGGAATAAACAGCTTTGCAAAATCCGAATCCTTTTCCATTCGTTCTTTTACATTATCGGGTAATCCGTTGGAGTATATTGCCCCGTACTGAATTTGAAAATCGCCTTCAANCATTGCCGGGCCAATATATATAACTNCCTTNGTTTCAACCTGCGGAGCGGTTGGGCGTGGCGGCGTGGAATGAGACTTGTCTTTTTTGGATTCTTCGCTCATAATTTCTCCTCTGCATCTATGGTTCCAATGGGGCGCGGAAATTTCAACGCCTCCGATTCAAATGTTGCTGTAACGGCTGCGCCGTAAAATGGGTGGTCTTGCAGGCCTGCCTCATAAACTCCTTGCTCTTTGGTTAGTCCTACCTTCCATTCAATTTCTTTATGTATCGTGAAAAAATTATTATTCCAGAAACGTTTTGAAACGAGAACCTGCAAAATGCTATCTATCATATTTGATAGATAATTGTGTCCTGCTTCCGTTTCGCTTGATTCTTCATCGCTATAAACACAACATAGAATCCCGACTTTCACCTCGTGTACATCTGCATTTGTTGCGTTTTTCTTTCCCTGCGTACCTTCCCAAGGGCGCACTATGATAAATGGCGGTTTGTCGCTCTTTGTGGATTTTTTGGGTGGCAAATGTCCTATTACTATATTGGGCGTTGTAAATGCCTTAGACTTATCTTCCGTTTGTATTGGAAATGATTTATTTGCAAAAAAAGATTCTAGCTCTTTTTGTATGTCCTTAAATAATAAAAATGTCGCCTCGCTCATTTTGCCCCCATAGCCGAGAGTTCAAATTCGCATCGTTCTATGAAATTTTTTTCAAATACTTCTTGTGCATAAGTTTGTAATTCTTCGGGGATTTGGGTTTTTTCGGACTTTGCCATTCCTGCGATATGCGATGTGTATAGTTTTTTTATGGACTTGCCACCGCTTTTATTTTCCATTCTTTCAAAAATACCTTTTACTTTTGCCTTGCCACCCATATCAGAAATAAAAGCGTGCGGGCGATTATGAGCGTTTCCCATTATTTTTATCGTAACTCCACCAGAAGTTTTACCACTCATTATACCTCTAGGGCTTACCGACTCTAAATTAAATAAAGATATTGATTTTCCGCCTAATAAAACCTCTGCCACTGCCGCACCCGCTTGTGCCGATGATGCTTTTACTTTAGAAGGTTTTATTTCCACTGCATCTTTTTGAACTCCCCAAGTTTTAGGGGTCTGTTTTTTTGCCTCTTTACGTAACGCCTCAGCCGTTGTATTTAGCGAAAGTTCCAAAACTTCTTGAAACATTTTTGGTGCTTGCTGTAAAAATAATTTAACAGAATTATTCTCTGCGAGCTTTGAGGTTATTTGTATCACGCCACCCTCCGTTCTAGAAAAATAATTAAATGCTCTGGAGGTTTTTTCACATCGGAAACAATCCATTCTTTGCTGTCAAGTATGATTTCCTCGGTTATTTCGGGGACTTCTATGTCCTTTGCATTGCATATAATTTGAGTTTTCTGTAGTGTAACTCCCTCTGCTGCGCTTTTATCGTTGTTTGAAACGGCTTCAACTATTTTTATCTTCTTTCCGTTCCAATCGCAAATACGAGCAAATTCACCAGCGTTTAGAAACGTGGTTTCAAAATCCGTGGCAACTTGCTCTTTGAAACTCATTCATCGCCTTCTTTGGGTTTATTTTCTATGTACAAATTAAGCAAATCTTGCTTTGACATATTGCTCTTATGAGGCACTCCCAATAAGTCCAATTCTGCCCGCAGTTCGTCCATAGTCATTCGCTCTATGTTGCGAGGGTCTTTTAATCCTGTGCTACCGCTAGGGGGAGGATTTTGGCCCGGAGGTGGGTTTGTGGAAGGGGGAGGATTTTTTGGGGGTTCTGCATCGCCTACAATTTCCGCAACTTTCAAGGAAACCAAACGTGCTGCATTAGATTCCGAAACTTCTAGCGATTCGCCCGCCTTGCAATTTTTGCCATTATGTTTAATGACTTCTGTTAATTTTACAATTTTCACGCCGCCCCCATAACGTCCGCGACTAGGAACGCATCTACTTGGTATATGTTTGGCATAGGCGCGGATTCAAGTTGAATAAAACGCGCGGAGCCATTGTCTTTTAACCACGAGGAAGGGAATCTGTTTGTTGCGTTCAGTGAGTTTAAATTTTGTATCATACCATAATGATACTCGCAACGTGCCTGTGTAGAGCCTAACAAAACTTTTCCATTTGGCATAAGGGGAATTTCTAAACCCGTCTCTTCATCTTCGTACCATTCTTCATAAATGTAAAGTGATACTACTCCAGAAGGCAGCATTAACTCTCCAATGTAACTAACTCCCTCTGGTAAATTTTTCGGGTCAATCATTCCCATCTCGTATCGTCTTATATCCAGACGTTTTTGGGCTTTTGCATTATCAATAATAGCCCAAGCAACATCGCTGCTCACAATGCAATGCGTGGGTTGTATTCCGCAACGCTGAACTATCATTCTGCGCCAGTCGTCTATATCTTTCATTGGGTCGGAGGTGCTTGTATTATTCCACGCGCTAGAGCCGGATAGAACAATTTTATTTTCACCCACTTTATATCCGAAATCTACTTGTGCGTTCCAGCCTTTACCTTTTACGGTAACCTTTCCTGTCAAAAGAGCCTCTGCACACATCTTTTCTTCAAGTCTTACAATGCGGTCGTCAAGTTCCGCTAAATCCTCGCCAGCTATTATACCTGCCCGCTCGCGTGGTTCCATTGGTTGAAATGGAACTTCTCCCGGTAAGCGAATTTGTGTGTCCTGTGGGCGTAAAATTCGCATTTCTTTTGTGTAAGCTGGCTTTGTATTTTTTGTATCGTAACCAGAACGCTCTACAACAACGCCATCGTGAATCGGATTAACGACTGCCGCGATTTTTCTTTTTCCTTTTACTATATCAAAAGAAACGCTTTCCGTTGTGTGGAAAGTATTATGCCTAAAAAACGTTTTGTGGAAAAACTGCTTTGGCGTGGGTTTCTGTTTGAGTGCTGCNGCCAATTTTTGCGGCGTGTATAAATCTGGAAAATCCATAGTCCCTCCTACGTAAATGATTCCTTAAAGAAAATTGAGTTTTTGCGGGCTGCCACCAAATGA